AGTTAAATCAGTTAATGATCCACTATTATTATAAGTGTCAATAGCAAAGTCTGTTGTTACAGTAGTAACATCGTACTGTCTAATAACTTTTTGCACTGTATTAGTTTTGGCCTTTGTCCAGCCGTTGCAGTATGTAAAGCTATCAATATCAGTATATGTTTTACAGAATCCAATTTCAGTAGTTTTATTATAAGGAACATTATCAAGTTGATAACTAAACTTTTCCGATGCTAGGTTAAAGTCAAACGTAATATCGCCAACATTTTCAAGTGCTCTGTATGTTATAGGAAAGCCTAATTCAACATCATTTTTCCCTGTGCCAACCTTATAACTAAAAATCTTATTACCAGCAAAATTACTTACCGGATAAGTTGTAGCATTGCTGTAACTAATACCATAATCGTCAAACAATTCAAACAACGGTTGTTGGTTTGTACTTGACTTGTACTGTGCTAACTTCCAAGAAGTTCCATTATAGTAATACTGTTTACCTGCATTAGTACCTTGTGTAATTAACACTACTTGATTATTAATTGGTGTAGTATCTGTTTCGTCAACTAGTGCAATTTGAGCAACTGTAGAGTTATGTTTAATAAACTTTACTTTATAAATGTTATTGTTTACAAGTAGATCAGTATCTGCTGTGAACAAAATACGCATACCGTCGGTAACATCAACACCGTCAATGCTATAACCGTCTGCTCCGCTAATTGTTGAAAATGCATCTTTTGTAAACGTGTCAACTAAGTTTACATTTTCAGTTTTTGCTTCAGTACCAAACTCAAACAATTTTAACCCTGCAATAAATTCAATAACAGGTCGTTTTGCTCTTGCACTTTGATCAATATCAAATACTTCGCCGTTTAATTCAGCAGTTTTTTCAAGTACTGATTTATGGAACCATCTGTTATTTCTCGACCAAGCATTTTTATCTGAAGAAGCTCTATTAATTACAATATAATCTTTAGTTGCCGCATAAGAACTTGCAGTACTATACGGTAAATTGTCAAAGTCATTTGCATCAAACAATACTTCTACGTCTGCTGAGTACGCTTGTGAAATTACAAGATCACTATCTTTTATTAATACAATCTTATCACCAACACCTTCAACATACCATGTATTAGTTGCATACTTTTTCGGAGTAACAGTTCCTCCAAACTCTAATTTCATTCCGTTCATTAACGAAAATCCATTTGCTGTAGTGTATGTTTTTTTGCCTAGTATGTCGCTAACAACATCTATCGATGTGTTAGACTCAATGTCTGCAATTCTAAGTGTCCCGCCTGTGTTAACATCAGTTTCTGATACATAGTACAATCTCTCAGGCGCATTTAGAGGTACAGTAAATTCAACTGTTCCTAAATCTGTTCCTGAATTTGTAATACCAATTGCATACTCATTGTCACTTTCAATTTGTCGTGAAGTTCTAATAGTAAATGGCAGTCCTGGAGCAGAAACATCAAACATGTATGTTTGGCCTCTGTATAATTCTAATGTAGGATTTTGTGTTAGATTTCCGTTAAACACATATCCTTTGTTTCCTGCATTGTCTACACTTGTTACTGTGTAAGTACTTGTTACATCATCATTTTGACCAAATATACTAATAGGTGCAGGACCAGATGGTAACCAATAATACTCTCTAAAGTTAGTAAGTTTATCCCAATCTAAATTTGGGTTCCATGCATAATACTCTTGGCTGTTTAGTAAACTTTCGTTTGAAACTGTTGCGCCTAATATATCTAATTGATTCCTAAAATCATTATAGTCTTTATAAAATAAAACATTATTAAGAATATCTTTAGATACAAGTGCAGGTTCTAGTTGATGTGTTTCTCTTTGAGAAGAAATATCACCAATGTACAAGTCATTTGGAGTATAAGCATTAGCTGTTTTTCTTCCAAAATATCCATTTAATTTTTTTGCAGTACCGGGCTTTGTAAGTTGATCTAATGTAGCATTTAAAAACTTAGTGTTAGCTTCAGTTCGAAAATACCTTGGTAGTAACTCTGCAGACTTCCTGTTAGATTTGCCATTAACTGGAAGTGGATATTCATTTTGGTCGTTATTATATGCCATTAGTAGCCGTAGCCTCCACTTGAGCTTGAACTAGAACTTGATGAACTAGAACTTGAACTTGACGAACTTGAACTAGAACTTGTTGTTCCGGTGTTTATTGTCGATGTATATGCTGTACTAGAACTTTGTATTCCAGTATTTGCAACTTCAACACTTGCTGTAATAACAGTGCCGGATGCTTTTAATCTAGTTGCTGTAATGCTATCTATTATTTCTATGTTTGCCACTGTTGCACCGCTTATAAAAATTTCATCTGATTCTGATTTAATCTCAAACAATGATCCAAATGCTTGTGAATCTTCATCTGGTACAATTACTATAGAACTAATAGTTGGTGCAAGTTGATTCATTACGTATGTTGAAAGTTCCGAGAAGTAAAACGACTCTCCAAACTCCCAATTGTCTAAACTAAAATATTCATTTATTGCACTAACTACGTTTGATTTTATTTCATTGTCATTAGTAACAGTTTCAATATTCTTTACAATTTTAAATGTTGCTTGCAATCCAGTCTCCGCTGATGATCCAAATAGTATTTTATACTTTACTGGATGATATATAACTTCGTCACTAATTGATTTAATTTTATCTAGTTCTGCGCCATAACTTCTATACAACTGATCACTACTTGGTGGTAATGGTTGTGCTATAACATCGCCATTTAACCACTGCCTATAAGTAGTGTCATACAAACGTGTTAACAAGAATGTGTCTATTAAGTTTGTGCTACTAGGATCAATTCTTTTATTATTATCGGCAGCGTGTACATATCTAAATTTTAGACCTGCTCTACCAATGAATGCTTTAAAGTTTGATACTTGTGATATTGAAAGTTTATCAGTTGATAACTTCTTAAATAATCCAGTGTCAACTGCAAAAAATACAGTTGATGCATCATAAGAGCTATATGCTCCTATAGCTGATTCTGAAGTAAGCACTGTTATGTTTTGTGATGTAGCAGTTACGTATTTAAAGTCTTCAACACCGTCAGATGTAGTGTACTTCTTTTGGAATATATATTTTGTAGTAGGAGCAACTGTCTCGTTAACAATATCAAGGAATGATCCTGGGTTGTCAACTACGCCGTCGTCGTCTGCATCAAAGAAAGATACTTCTATTTTCTTTGAATCAACATATCCTTCAGCATCTCTATATTCTTTTGTAATTTCAAAATTATAATCTGATGTAAATGGTATTGTTAAGTCAGGCTGTGTATTAATGCTTAATACTTCAATTTTATCTTTAATAATTTTGCCTGTTTTATTATCGTAAATTTTATCACTACTGTCGTAGTAGAACTTAATCTCTTCGTCACTTTCGTATACATAGCGCATAGCTCTGTATGTAATGTTATATTTTTCGCCATCTGTTTTAAACCATAACAACCAACTAGCATCTAAATTTTGACTACTAACATCACCAGTTTTACCTGTGCTAAATGCACTATTAGTATTTAGATTTACTTCTGTAATAATACGCCATTGTCTAGTAGCAACATCGTATCGCAATCCAAATGTATTATTTGCAAATGCTTGATCAATGATTTGTGTTTTAACTGCCGGAGTAATAACTGTACTAAGTTTAGGTCTAATTTCAGTCAATAGTGCTGTTGTCGGAATACTATCATTAAGTGTAATAGCACCTAAACCAGCTGTAGTAGTTTTTGTACCGTCACCGTTAACACTAATTACTTTTACCCACTTATAAGATAACGATCCTGCATGAGTTGCAGATCCTGCCATTAGTGTAGTTTTATCGCCTACCATAAAATGATAGCCTGTAGGTGCTTCAAATTTAAGAAGTGAGCCTGCTTCAAGTAAACGTAAATTATTTGCTGTGTAAGTTCCTACTTTATAAGACGCACTACTTTCGTCAATTAAGTTACCAGTGCCTCTATTAGTATCTGTAGTTACTTGTACCCATTCTGCTTTTAAATCAGAAGTAATAATCTTTGTAAAGTTTGTTAGATAATAGTTTAACACTCTTCTATCTTTTAATATTGGTTCTATTTTATTTGTAATAGCACTTTCAATATCAGTCTGTGTTACATATGCAAAACTATCTTTATTAACTAAATCTTCTTTATAAACAATACCGTCATTTGCGTATAAATTTGTGCTACTATATTTTCCAGTAGCATCTAATAAATCATAGTACCTACTAATTCCGCTTGCAAATCTATTAACTGATTTTACTTTAATAATATCTTGACTAATGCCCAATGGTGCAACATTATAATCTTCAGCAGTTACCATTCTGTTTTGTGTATAATAAGTCGACGGAGCATTTTGTTTAATACTTTCTGTTGACTCACTTGGCGCACTATTTGCTACTGTGTATTTTAATTCCAAATTAAGCGTAATTGTTTCAACAGTATTACTTCTACTTAAATAAGGAACTCTAACTTGTATTCCAGTCATATCATTTGGCTTAATAACATAACTTTGGTTGTTACTAGTTCTATAAAAAACTTTAAATACACCTTTAGGCAATTCGCCAAAAGTTCCATCTGAAAACACTAAACTAATTCTGTCACTTACTCTTGTAAGTACACTATAAACTGATCTAATCTTTTTACTAACACTATTATAGATAACGTTGTTGCCTTCTATTGCATCAACCTTTGTCCAAATTTCAGACTCTTGTCCGTTTTCGTCTAGCTTATAAAGCCAAACATCGCTGTTGTTAATGTTTGTTGCGTCTATATCAATTACTTGATTAGTTGTAGGATTGTTAACTATAAATTGGCCACTGTCTAATGTACCTTGTTTAAACATGCAAAAGAAACCAGTGTTACTACTTGCAGGTCCGCGGCTGTCGTCTTTATAAAGGTATGCAAAGCTATTTGCAGTTAATGGAATTTCTTCTTCAACATTCTTTGTAGCAGAGTTTATGTCTGAGGACACAACTTCAAATGATACATTTTTTCCTTGGACAGATTTATTAAATCCGTATGTTGGAATATCTGTGTTAACAGCATTAAATCTATACTGCTGATGCGGAACACCGTCTACTTTTTCTTTTTTAATTGGGCGACCAAATGTACCATTTGCAGGTAGTGCAGAATTCATTACTTTAATAAACTGCTCATACCAATCTGTATTAGTTGGGTCATTCCATTGAATGGATTGGTTTGCTAAATTAAAGTTGTTAGTATCTATTACTTCTTCTGTAGTAGAAACACTAGTTACTTTTAACATACCTGTTGCGGCTTGGTTGCGCTTTGGATTATAAGAAAGCATCCGTGCTAAACGGAGAACTGATTCTCTACGTTCTGCTAATTCTAAAAAGTTTTCTCTTGCATTTAGATCCATGCGGAAGGATATGTTTTGACCTAAAAATGCAATCAAATCAATCAGTGCAAGGTATTCACTCGACTCAATGTAGTCGTTAAAGTCCTCAGGATAATTAGTCCTAAGGTAAGATATCATTGTTCTTCTTAAATTATCAAAGTCATAACTTTGAAAGTCAGCATTACGGAAACTTTGGTATATACGTTTCCAATTCTCTGCTACTAATAACCTATTTTGTCTATCGGTTGTTGACATATTATTGCTTCCTTCACTTACATGTATTTATTGGTTTCGGATAAGTGCGTATATAAGTTACGAAATTAAACCATTGTTTTCATCAAAAGTTAAGCGCATTGATTCAGATATATTGTACGGAAGATATGTAAGATCCAATTCAATCTGAATTCCAGTTTCAAACGAGTCAACTATTACTGAATTTACTTGTGTACGCGGATCGTAATTTACAATATCAGTAACATTCTTTGCAACGGCGTTTTTTAATGCCGCTGTCATTGGTTCAAATAAAACTTCCCAAATGATTGTTCCAAACTCAGGATTTTCTAATTTTTCACCTTGTCTAATATGAAAATGATTTATTAAATCTTGTTTAATTAACGAAAGGTCATATAACGTAGTTGACGTATTATTTGGGTTTACTGTACTAAGTCCTCTATAAGCTCTAGGCGCCGGAGGCTTATTAGGCGCTTTCTTATCGCCAGCTACTGTAATTCTTTCATATATACTTTTTTCTAATGTGCTCATACTGTATTTACCTACTTAAATTGTTGTACTATTTGTGCCAGTTGATACAGCATTAATATCTAATTTATTATTGCCAAACAACGGCTTATTGTACTCTGCTGGAATATCCCAGTTACGTTTAATGTTTAATACATACTGGCTGTTACTTGAAACACTGTAAGTTGATACTTTAGCATTATCGCCTTGGTTGCCTCCGAGTATTTTAAGTTTGCCTGTCTTGTTGTCTACACCTACAATAAATCCTATATGGCCGCCGGATCGTGTTCTTGACTTAAAGACACAAATATCTAAGTATCTTATTTTGTCTAGTGTGCGCCAATCAACTTCATTTCCATAATTTTTATATGCTTGACTGCTCATAGAACGTAAGCTATCAATACCGGCTGTTTTTAGTGCATAACTTATAAATGCCGCGCACCATGCATATGCCATTGATCCGCTATCTTGCGAATAAGAATGTCCACATACACTGTAACATGCTAATATATTTGGATTTCCAACTTTTCCTCTTTCCTTCCAATCACCTGTTATGACGTTATCAAGTATAGCTTTTAATTTTAGGTATCCAGGCCCTGAAGGAATTGGTCCGGGATCTGCATAGACAATTGGTGATCCACTTTGTGAATTTAAACCGCCGGTGCTTTGAGGATAATCACCTTCAAGGTTTGATTCAGCTCCGGTATAATTAAACCGTTGTTCATTTAGTCCTGCAGACTGTGATGATAAATCTTGTACCATGCCAGGGCGTGTTACTTTAACTTCTGGTATAAAAACATTACACATTATTGTGGTCCTTTATTTACTTCTTGTGTGCCGCCTGCACTTGCAACATTATCATTAATGCCTGCTGTTGATTCAGGCTTAGGTGCTTCTAACCAAGTAGTATCTAATCCTTTGTAAAATGCTAAATCCTTAGGATATGCATGATCGTATCCACCTGGGTTAATTGCTATTCGTAAATCACCCAAAATACCCTTACCTCGGTTTGGTCTATATCTTGCTTTAAGATATTGTGCCGCAACGTCACAACTTGTTACAAAGTCAGTAGCTAACAATTTTGGATCAAATAGTATTTTAACACCAAATGGGTTTGTATTAGTGCCTTCCGGATCAACATCACTAACAGGACCGTCAATTAATGTTTCATCTATTAATCCAGCGGCTTTTCCAAATGTTTCATAGTTAGCTCTACCAGTTATTTGTATAACGCCCCTTCCTATAAATGCTCCGCCGTCGCCGTCAAACTCATTACCTAATTCAAGTCCTTTTTTATTGTTGTTACCATACACTAGTTCAAAGAAAGTTGCCTTTGTTGCTTTAGCCGCAGTTAATTCAGCTTCACTAACACCTCTAGTTGCAGTTTTAAATATACTACGAATATAAGCGTTTGTATTATTTCCATAACTAAGTTCTTCTGCAGGTAGTAATCTACTTTCTGTATGACATACTGCAATAATAGAAAGTAATGTTTCGTTGTCAGTAAACCCAACTGCTCGCATACTTTGTGCTAATATTCTAGCACGTTCCCTAACATCATTAGAGACAGGTGCACCTTGTGCATTTGTTGATGTAGCCCTAGCTGGATTTCCTGCAGGTGTAGTATAAGTGCCACTAGTTGTTACACCTACATCGCCTGTATTATTCTGTCTAGTTGACTTAGTAGGCGGAGCACCTTTCTTAGGAACTCCAATTGATTTAGCAAACGTGTCTGGAGTACGCGGAACAAAAGTTTGAGTTTGTTCCGTATTTGCTCTAGTTTTTTCTGGTGTGTATGCTAACGGATTTAAGTTTTCGTGTTCGTACCATGGCTCGTGCTGTGGTACTCTTGCCGCTTGCCCAGCTAGTGCTGCCGGCTCAGGAGCAGTAGGCGTCGGAGCTGCCGGTACTAATGCAGTTTCTGCGGCGCCAGCTACTGCTATAGATGCAATAGCGTCTGCAGAGTTTAAATCTATTTGTCCACCAGTTACTTTAATTGCAGTTCCGCCGTTAATGTCTAATGTGCCTGTTGAAGTAATTTTTGTAGTAGTTGCTCCAAGAATATCTAGTGTAGCTTCGCTGTGAATTCTCATAGCCGCAGTACTTTGCACTGCCATTTCGCCAGTTGACTTAATATCTGTTTCACCTTTAGAAGTGATATGTAAATCAGTTCCAATATGTATATGGCCTTCTTTATCAGCATTAACAATTAAATTATTAAATGCATCAATATTAACATTTCCGCCAGATGAACCAAGAAACACTTCTGCGGCAGATAAAAAGTTAGCATTACCAGTAGACGAATATGTTGCGTTTTCTTCAGCAGATTGTGTTATGTTAGATCCTGCGGCTACTTCATAACTATCGCCTACATTCCAAAGAGCGTTTGTTCCTACAACAAAGTTTGTGTTAGATCCAGTAGTAGCTTTAAGATCTTTACCTACTACCATGTTTAAATTTTGACCAGCTGTAAAGTTTATATCTCTGTCTGCTGTAAAGTTTATATCTTCCTGTGTATGAATGCTTATACTATCTGCGGCAAAAATATCAATTTTTCCGTTAGACGTAAGTTCAATCCAAGCAGTGCCTTTGGCATTACCAATATAAATTAAGTCTTCAGTATTATGCATTAATATCTGATGACCTGTGCGTGTTCGCATCCTAAATAATTCATTAGCAGGCAATGTAGGATCTCCGCCTGCTTCGCCTGCTTCTAAACTTACGTACTCCATCGGAGTGCTTTCTGCTTTACCTTTTCTTATAAACTTGTCGTCACCGTCGTCCATAACAAATGATGATCCGCCAAGTCTATGGGTATGTAAGTTAGCTTTTAGGCCAACTGGTCCTTGTTCTGCCTTAGGAGCACCAGGTCGCTTGTCTAGAGGCCCTCCTGTACTAATACCAAATACTGCACTAGGAACTTCTCGCCTTGCACTTGATGTTGTTATTCCTCGAGTGTCGTCTTCTAGCAATCCTTGTTGGATTAAACTTATTGCCATATCATCATGTGCAGGCTTTTTATACCGTGTTGCATCTGTAAGTTTTGCTGACTGTATTTTTTTATTATATTCTGCGGCAGGTGCCCTAATACCTGCAGGCTGGCCATCTAAGTTATCTGTACCAGCATATCCAGGAACCATAAAGTTCATGTTTTCTTCTTGTACACATCCAATCCAATATGCTTTGGATATATTTCCTTCTACAAGTATTACTAAAACAGTAGTACCAATATCTGGCGGAACTCCCCAAAAGCCATATGACTTTTGTGTATTTTTGTAACCTGCATTGTTGGAATTTTGTGATAAAGGTGTTACGCCATAAAACGGACTTAAATATCTAGCTTCAACCATTTGTCCTGTAGTTTCAGGTTGATTACCTGAGCCAGTTTGCTTTAATAATTCAACTTGCAATGTTCCCATATAATGCGGATCTAAATGGTTTACTACAATTGCTTCAAACGGACCCGTCGAACTGGAGTTAACGTATTTGTTGGCTCTTAGTATATTTGGATTTTCTGACATTGGTATTATTTCTCACTAATCATCTAGGGGCGCCGCCGGTTGGTGTTGTAAATTTGCGGTCTAATGCAACTTGTTTTCTTATGTCGGCTGCTTCCTTGAGAGCCTCTGGAGTAACAATTGGAACATATTGCCCAGCTGGTCCAGAGCCGGCTATGGTTGAAGTAGCGCCTCCGGGAGCCATTTGGGATACGCCGCCGAGCTTATTCATACGTTCCCGCCATCCAGGAGATTCGCTCCCGAAACTTTCTTCAAATTTGGCAGCGCCTGCTGTTGTTTCAGTTTCTTGTTGGTTAATTACTCTATTCATAGTTAGTACTTGCGTAAATTTATTTCCTGAAATAGAGCTCTCAACTCTAATAACTGAATATATTCCACTAAATGATTCAACTAATAGCAAATCTTCAGGGTAAATATATCCGCCTGTATCTTCATTAATGTCAACTGGTGTTCTAAATAATAAGTTAATATGAAGTTGTCCATTGGAATAATTTGCTGTTCCATCTTTTGTCATGTTAGTATACGAGTTATCTCCGCCAACATGATAATTGCCAGCGCCGTTGTCGCTTATATAAAACGGATCGCCCATAATTGTCATAGTCATCATAAGCAAGTCTGCATGACTATTTACTAGGCGTTGATTAAATCCTCTTGCAATATTGATATCTGCATTGCTTATCTCCGAGCCGCCATTAGCCATTGCAGTATTGTTAATAGTTTCGTATGTTCCGCCAATTCCTTCAGTCGGAGCATTACCAGTGCCACCTTGACTTAGTTTATAATCATTGTCTGTTTGGTCAGCTGAAGATTTATTAGCAGTACCTTTTCGTTGACTGGCTGTTAGCGCACCTGAATCAGCAATGGCTCCTGATTGGAATGCAAATTTATATTTTATATCTACATCTAAAATATCTTTGTTAAGTCCTGTGTATATATAATTGTATTCTTTAGCGGCAACTGATTTTAACTCGCTTATTCCAATAGCCGGTGCTGTTGGGTTATTAAATATACTAGAATGTACTTTGTACGGAACAACTCTATAAACATATATATTTGGAGTATTGCCTGATCGTAAAACTTCTTTCGAGCCGGGCACTATATAAACATCAGTTTCTATTCTATACCAAGTAATCATTCCCATCGGGTCAGTAATGTCAGAAAGTTGTGTTGCAAGATTTTGTCCGTATGTGCTTATTAATAATACTTCTTCAATAATATCTTGTATTCTTGTTCCTTTTAGAAACTTGAACATTCTATTAGTAGAACTAGTTTGTAGTTGCGCAGATCCTCTAGAAAAAATAGGAATATTATCAACTAACTCTTCTGCATACTTCATCTGGCCCATTGGCGATTGTCCTGTTTCGCCTGGGTTAGCAATGATGTCACTTTCGCCTACTTCATTTTTTGCATAATCGCTGTTTGCATAATCTTTAAATGCTTTTCCAAATTGTGACGAAGATTTAACAATACCAGTAATTTGACTTATGTACTCTTCGTAGTTTAAAGGAACATCATCAGTATTGCCAGTTATAGAACTATACTGTTTTTGTAATTCAGCTTTTGATAATGTAAAGTCTACTGCGGTAGAGCCAGGTGGCCCGTCTGCTGTTTGCATTGCACGATTTTGGGTTGAAGCAACTTGAGAGCTGTTTCTATTGTTACTATTATACTCTCCCGAGCTAGGAAATATAATAACATATTGATCAGCTGTGTCAAGTTCATCATTTTCTTCTTTGTCAAGCAATCTAGAATTGATAACAGTTGTTAAACTTTGTCCGCCTGTTTGTAACAGTTCTCTAACTGTTGATCCAGTTATTGAAACATCAGTTTTTATTTGAGTCACTCTGTCAGTTAGTGCTTGTTCGTTAGATAGATATGCTGAACAATTATATTCTGAGCCAGCGCCAGTGACTTGAAACTCAACGTTTTTAAATTTAATTGGAAGAAATCTTCTTGAATGAGGTGCTTGTCCTACATTACCCTCTTCGTCAGTTCCGACAAATTCAAGAGTTAACATATAAGTTGCCGCTACATAGTTTGGATGACCGCCTATAGTTGCTGCCGCTTTAAGGGCATTTAAAAATAATCCCATACTATATGGTTCTTGAATTTTAAATTCTAGTGTTGTTACGTTAGCATTTCTAGAATTAATATCTGGAGAACATACTGCTATAAACTCTAAATCATCTATAAAAAACTCTAAGGATTTGCCTAGAACTTTTTCATATGCTGTTTTAACTTTAAACTTACCGCTACCGCCACTTCTAGCAATTATTGAATCATTTCGCAATCCGCTAGATCTATAAGTGCCATCAGGATCGTTAACTTCGTCAACACTTAATACAGAAAGTGTTACTATACAGTTCATACTTGCAAAACCTTCAAGTTCATTAGCCCACGGTGCTGGAGTAATTCCTGGTTCAAGTTCGCCCGGTGTAGATGTTTTTCCTACAGATCCCGGAGATGCTGAAAAGTCCATTGCTTTTTCTGTGGCGGCATCAACAACAGCGCCTCCCCGTCTAGCATTAAATTCTGTAGTTGTGCCAACATGGATTGCGCTGGTGACATCGGCTACATTGTTTATAGGTTGTGTTAATTCCGGATGATGATTGCTAATAACATTCAGTTTTTTTGTTATATTATTTTTTATTCCGGTAAAACTATGATGTCCGCTCATAATTTACATTCCTAGCAATCGTTTTAATGAAGGACCTTTTGGTAGAAAAATACCAACGCCTGCTTCAATGTCATATACTGGATCTTTTATTGTATCCATATTTCTTTGTGCAAATACCCACCATAATTTTGTAGTACCGTATAAGTCATACGCTAATAAGTCTGGTCTATGAGTGTATTGTGTTTCAATCTCATAAAGGATGTCATCAGCTTCACCGGGCACAGGTCTAATTTCAAAATGTCCAAGATACTGATTATCTACAACTTTAGTATTTTGCCAAGGACTGCTATTTCCGTAAGTTGCCATTAAATCATTCCTTTAGTTATTAAGTCGCCGCTAACAAAATTATTTAAATTAAATTCTGCTTGTTTTGCTCTACTGTATATTGGTTGTACTGTTACTGAGATTAAACTTTGTGCTGGTACCCAAGTTCCTGGTCCAGATTGTGATGTTGGCTCATTTCCAAGTCTTGCCGGAGTAGTTGTTATATTTGATGTTTTAATATAATCAACGTCTTGAGGTAAATCAATGTTAAATGCGGTCACTACACAAGGCACATCATTAAACACAAATTCTCCATACCCATTAAGTTTAACAATGGGCGGTGGATTACCTGCATTTTCGCTATTGCCGTAAAACATTTTAGTTACAGTACGCAAATACGTTACAGCCGCTACCCAATATTCTGCATCTTCTGCATTTTCAGCAAAAAAGTCTCCTGCAATAGTTATAGCGTCCACAGCTGAGCTCTGATAGTTAAAAAACGGATAATTAGTATGTGTAGGTTGCATTGCATTGTAGCTTGCGGAGTGAGAAAATATTATAGAAGGCGTAAAAGGAAATACCATTTTACCATCTGTTTTAGCAAGGGGCCCTAATAGGTCCATTGGCATGTTTTGCATAATAGGCGGAATACTTAAACTAACTCGCCAGTCATTATCGCCCTTAGGAATTTTAACAGTAGCGCCGGTATGTGATTTAAATACTGGCATAGCGTCAGTTGGTAAGTTTGCACTACGTATACCTTTCATTAAACCCATTGGATTGTCTACAAAAGACGTAGCTTGATTAATCGCTTTAACTGCTTTGGCTGAAGTTTGTCTTACAACATCACCGACCTGTTCTACTACGCTACTAAATTTATCAAATGACATAATTGCTCCTTCTATAGTGTTATTTAGTTGACTTTTTAATGTATGTATATTATAATGTATGTAACATCTTAGAACTTGGAGAAATAATGGCTAGACGTGTAAATTACCTAAACAACAAAGACATATTAAAAGAAATTCATAAATCAAAGGCTACCTTTTGTAGCTATACTGAAGACTCGTATGCCGATTTTGACATTATCTTACTTGATATTGATAAAATAAACATAAGAACTACTGCTGAAGCAAAACGAAACAAAGCAAAGAAGTTAAGTGTTGCTGAATACGATCGTAGAAAACTAGCAGGAGAAAAAGTTAAGCAAGCAGAGTGCGAACATGACTATAAGAAAATTACTAAAGAAGAAATAATCTTCCGTGTGATGTCATTTGACCATATACCTGAAGAGCCAGGTCGTAAAAAGAACCCAAAGACCGTTGCTGATACAAAAACTAAATTAAACTTTCCGCCATATCATCATTACAAGTACAATGACGAAGGTGAGCTTATATTAGTTGGAAAAAGTCATTGGCAAGGTGGTATGGAAAATGGTAACTTTAATAAAACTCATGGTAAAGCAACTAATACGCTTGCTATGATGTGGATGAAGTTATGTGATCGTTATGCAACACGTGGTAATGTACGTGGATACACTTACAATGACGAAATGCGCGGTCAAGCAATACTACAACTTGCACAAATTGGGCTACAATTTGACGAATCTAAGTCACAAAATCCGTTTGCATATTATACTGCCGCTGTTACTAACAGTTTTGTACGTGTTATCAACATCGAAAAACGTGCGCAGAACATACGTGACGATATTCTTGAAATGAATAACATGAATCCTAGTTTTACTAGACAACATTCCGGTGAATGGGAAGCACAACAAAAGCGTGAGCACGATATGGCTAATCCAGGTACTAAAACCAAAAGCGATTGACTTTTGCCTGCTTTTAATGTATAATGTATTAGAACTATAGAGGATTTAAATTTGTTTAAGAAAGCCGCAGTCTTTACAGACATTCACTTTGGCCTAAAAGGCAACAGTAAAGTACACAATCAGGATTGTGAAGACTTTATCGATTGGTATATCAAAGAAGCAAAAGCTAACGGTTGCGAAACTGGTATTTTTTGTGGAGATTGGCATCACAATCGGAATAGTTTAAACTTAACAACAATGGATGCTACTATTAGAAGCATGGAAAAGCTAGGAGCTGCCTTTGAGCAGTTCTTCTTCTTTGACGGCAATCACGATTTGTATTATAAAGACAAGCGTGACGTTAATAGTACTGCGTTTGCAAAACATATTCCAGGAATTACCTTTGTAGACGAAATTACTACAATTGAAGATGTAACTATTGTTCCTTGGTTAGTCGGTGACGAATGGAAAAAACTTAGAAGCCTTAAAAGCAAGTATGTTTTTGGGCATTTTGAGCTTCCTAGCTTCTATATGAATGCTATGGTACAAATGCCCGATCACGGTGAGCTGAAAGCTGAAGACTTTAAACATCAATCATATGTTTTTAGTGGACACTTCCATAAGCGCCAACAACAAGGAGTTATACATTATATTGGTAATGCATTTCCGCACAACTATGCTGATGCATGGGACGATAATCGAGGTATGATGATACTTGATCGTGAAAACGATAAAGAACCTGAATATATTAATTGGACAGACTGTCCTAAGTATCGCACAATCAAGCTAAGTCAACTAATAGACGAACAAGAAACCCTTATTAAGCCTAATATGTACTTACGAGTTAACTTAGACTTGCCTATTAGCTTTGAAGAAGCTAGTTTTGTAAAAGAAACCTTCATTAACCAGTACGGTTGCAGAGAAATTAGTTTAATTCCACAAAAGCAGTTAGACGAACTTACTACCGAACTAGATATAAGACAATTTGAGAGTGTCGACCAAATTGTTGCTGGTGAAATTGCCGCAATCGACTCAGACAACTTCAATAAGAAGACGCTTATGGACATTTACAACGAACTATGATAAAAATTAAAGACTTAACGTGCAAGAACTTCATGAGTGTGGGTAATCAGACTCAAGCAGTTGATTTCGATAAGGACAACTTAACACTTGTGTTAGGTGAAAACTTAGATCAAGGCGGTGATGATAGCGGAAGTCGTAATGGTACTGGTAAAACTACTATTATCAACGCATTGTCGTATGCATTATACGGTACTGCACTTACAAACATCAAACGTAACAACTTAATTAATAAAACTAACAGCAAAGGCATGTTAGTTACATTGCATTTTGAAAAGAACAACGTAGATTACCGTATTGAGCGCGGACGTTCGCCTAACATACTCAAGTTTTATGTTGATAACCAAGAACAAGAGATGACAGACGAATCACAAGGTGATAGTCGTAAAACACAAGAGTATATTAACGACTTGCTTGATATGAGTCATGATATGTTTAAGCATATTGTTGCTTTAAACACTTATACAGAGCCGTTTTTAAGTATGCGCACTAACGATCAACGTGCTATTATTGAGCAATTGCTAGGTATTACTATATTATCTGAAAAAGCAGATGCACTTAAAGAACAAACACGCTATACTAAGGATGCTATTCAAGAAGAGACATTAAAAATTAATGCTATTCAGAGTGCAAACGAAAAGATAGGCGGAACTATTACTAGTTTGCAAAATACGCAACGTGCATGGCTATCTAAGAAGAGTCAAGACGTATCTAAGCTACAAAAAGGCATAGACGAACTAGAACATTTAGACATCGACGAAGAACTTGAGTTGCATGAGAAGTTATCTAACTGGTCGCAACATAATAATGCTATTTTGGCTCTTAAAAAGGAGTTAAGTACTTTAGAACCAGCACTACAACGTGCAGACAGAACAGTTGTTAAAGCTAAAAAAGATATCGCAGATTTAGAAGATGCTACTTGTTATACATGCGGTCAAGAACTACATGCAGACAAGAAAGCAGAGATTGAAACACGCAAAACTAAAGAATACGAGGATGCTATTGCATATCAGACAGAAATTACTGTAAAAGTAAAGGATGTTATGAAAGCACTTGAGGATATTGGTGAGATTAACGGCAAGCCTAGAACGTTTTATGATAGTGCAAAAGAAGCATATGATCATAGAACTAATGTTGATAGCTTAAAGCAAGCATTAACTAGCAAAGAACAAGAATCTGACCCGTATCAAGCTCAAATTGACGAGTTAAACAGTAGTGCTATACAAGAAGTTAACTGGGGTGCAGTAAATGAACTTACTAGTTTCAAAGAGCATCAAGACTTTTTGTTAAAACTACTTACAAACAAAGACAGCTTCATTCGTAAGAAGATTATTGATCAGAACTTAATGTATCTTAACAATAGACTTACATATTATCTTGATAAGTTAGGGTTGCCGCATCAAGTTGTGTTCCAGAACGACTTAGCAGTTGAAATTACACAGCTAGGACAAGACCTAGACTTTGATAACTTGTCACGAGGCGAACGTAATAGACTTATACTTGGTATGAGCTTTGCATTCCGCGATGTGTGGGAAAGTTTATATCAAAAGATTAACTTGTTGTTTATTGATGAGTTAATTGACAGTGGTATGGATACTGCTGGTGTTGAAAGTTCACTTAGTGTTCTTAAGAAAATGGGTAGAGAAGGCGATAAGAACGTGTATCTTATATCCCATAAGGATGAACTGATTGGAAGAGTTAACAACGTAATGAAAGTCATTAAAGAAAACGGCTTTACTAGTTACGAGAATGATATTGAGATTATAGAATGATCGAAGATGACACACATGACTTACTTATAAAAGCATATCTAGCTTATTTTGACGCAAATGAAAAGTTTGAAGCCCGTAACTCTGTTAGAACACATAAAGAAAGCAGAAGAAGGTTGAGAGAAATAAGAAAATATGCTAAAATAAGAAGTGATGAGATAAATTTAAAGCACAAAACCAAACGACAGGCAGACAAAGGCGAATAACAATAAGTATGTGATGCAATGGACTTATCAAGGTAAACAAATAGACGAACTGCCAGAAGGTTGTGAAGCGTTTGTTTACTTGATAACAAACAAAGTCAATGGCATGATGTACGTAGGCAAAAAACTAGCAAAATTTAAAGTAACAAAGAAACCACTCAAAGGCAAAAAAAACAAAAGACGTAGCACTAAAGAAAGTGACTGGCAAACTTATTACGGTTCCAGTGATAGACTTAATGCAGACGTTTTAGAGTTAGGCGAAGATAATTTTATAAGAGAAATTATTCACATTTGTCCTAGCAGAGGCATAGCAAGTTACTTAGAGGCGCGAGAACAGTTTGAACGCAGAGTACTCGAAACAGACGAATACTACAATGGTATTATTAATGTTAGAGTTGGCGGATCCAAAATTCTTAAAGAGCATTTACAGGCAAATCATTCCAACACATAAGGTTAGCGGGCCAGTTTAAATTACCGCTGTGGAAAAAGCTCTCGTATAGAAGCACACGTACATATTGATCGACTCTCCAATGAGAGGAAGCCACCAAACAAATTGGGCTCACAGGTTGATATAGATTGCATTGTTGGCAGTCGAAAAACACAACATAGTTCATAAAAACCCTTTAGCACTAGGAACGAAGCGGGGGAATATTGTTACATATAATGTACATTGTATATTATAAGCAACATAATGTCGACGGAGGATGGGAAAGGTCAGAGCCCATTGAACTTGTGTATAAAAAATTACCTCTTTCCAATGTCTTGGCTGTGGCAGACTCACATGAAGTTTTCAACAAGATGACGGGGCTAGAAATAGTTCCGTCTGACTAAAACAATCTACATGAAGTATAAACATTATTACATTCGTAATAATGCTTTTCATATAATTCATTTAATAACATTTAAGTTAAAACGAAGTGTAAGTAGTTTGAGCGTTAGCGATAACTTGTATTAACGAAGTTAAGACATATAAAACACTAAATACAATTAATAAGTAATTTAAGGACTATTCATGAATGTTTATGATATTATAAGCGAAGATAAAATAATTAACGAAGCACCTACTAGTGGTGTTGGTAATGCTGTTAAAGGATTAGCTGGAAAGCTACCTGGTGGTGAACGTATGGCTGGATCTGCTGAAATGGGTAAAGAAGCAAATAAACTATACAAAGTATTAAAAAAATGGCAGGGCATTAACGGCAAGAATGATAAAACTATGACTGACCAAGACTTTGGCGCATTTATGAAACAAAATAAGTTATCTGCGGGTGGAATGACATTACCATCAGGCACACTTGATAAGAAAACAGTTATGGATGTTTTGAAACAAGCCGCAAAGAATAAACTTACAGGCGGTAATGCGGCTACAACTCCAGATAAACAACCAGCTGGAACAGCTAAAATAGAACCAACAGTTGGTAACAGTGTATTAGATAAAATGCAAGCTAAAACTGGTAAAACAGGAACTAGTAAAAAAACGCCTGGCGCAAAAGCACCGGCTACAGGTAATGCTCCAGGAACAAAAGCGCCTCCAGTAGGTAAGCCAGCAAAAATTGATCCAAAGTTACAAGCAACTATTGATAGTTTATCAGTTAAGCAAAGAAAAGAATTAGCGGGAATGTTATAATGCAAGTTACTCAAATTACAAGTTTAGAAAAAGAAACTATCAATGAAGCACCTAGTATCAAAGATATAAAGGCTAAAGTTTCTCAAGGTGCTAAACGTATGTCAACAAAGTTAGGAGGCAAAGGCTCAGCAAGTCAAATGGGCAAAGGTCTTGAAAAACTTGAAAAGGGAGAAGCATT